AAAAATTAGATGACATACAAAAACTACTTGATAATCCTAATGCAAAAGTATTTGAAAAAAGTCTTTTACCGATAGTACTTGATAAATTAAAAGAGGGAGATAGCAAAACTTATGCAAAAGCAGACCTTACAACTGCAGAAACATTTTATAATAATATACTTTCAAATGTACTTAACCAAAAGGAAATACATAAAGGATTAGGGGTATTCCCTGCCAATGCAGTAGACTACTTTGCTGCTTTGCAAAGATTTATTTATGATTGGTCAAGTTTTTATTTAGGTGAAAATTATTTACGAATAGATAATTTATTTGGTGCTGAAGATAACGTAAATTTAATGGGTAATGAGATAGAAAGCCCTAAAGATGAACTATTTAAATCAAGAATGCTTACTGAAGAATTTGCATCATCATTGCTGCCACACATTTTTAAAGATGGATTAGAAAATTTCTTTGCTTCGTCACCTACAGCATTACAAGCGTTAATGATGAATGATACAAATATAAATCCTGCTGTACAAGATAAATTTATTAAATCATTTGTAGATGAGTATGGTGCAATTGTATTTAATAATGAAGCAATGGTTAACAGTATGCAAACAATATTACCTTTGTTAGCACAAGCAACATTTGTAGATAGAGGTTCGTTGTCATTATTAATAGATGAAATTTACAAATTAACTGATAAAGGCAAACCACCAAAAGTAGATTTTGATAATACTAAACTATTAAAAGAATACATAACAGAAGTTGCAGACGAATTATTATCAGGTAATGCAATTGAAAAAGCAGACCCGGTAGAAATTGTTAAGTCTTTAGGTAAAGTTTTTCCACCTGAAGACTTTCCTGAACTATATAGAGTTCTGTCTCCGGAAGACCCATTTCTATTAGAGTATGTGCTATTTGTACTTGAAACAAATTTAAAAAGATTAGCTGTACGTCCTGAAAATATAGAAAAAATATTCAATACAGAAGTTTCTAAATTAGGAATAGGTGAAGAATTTAATTGGCAAGAGTTTAAAAACAAGATAGCTAAAGGTAATGTTTTTAAATTATTGACAGGCACAGGAGAAACATTCGATATACAACCTGAAAGAGTAAACGAAATTAAAAATGTATCTAAAAAAAGATTATCAGATATGGTTTTTGAATATAACAAACTTATGTCAGGCACAGGTGTTCAATTTAAATTAGTGTCTAATATTCCTGATAAGTGGGATATAAAAACACAACAAGGTAAAAACTTTAATCCGTTTGTTGTTGCACCTTCAAAAGGAGCAGATGCTTTTTATCATATACAGTTAGTATTACAAGACCCAACTAAATCGTTTGCTGATGTTATGAGTAAAGAAGTAGCTATGGCTATAACTCATTTACTACAAGTGGAACAACCTACTAACTTTGTAAACAATACAGGATTAGCAGGTAACTATAGCAATAGTCTTTTACGTAACGGGTTTTTAAATTCATATTTATATGCAGATACTTTGGGTGAAGAAATAGGTATGGAAGCTCTTATGAAAGAATTACAGCTTGAAATAGAATCTACTAAAGTTTTATTTGAAAAGATTAAAAAAGACACATTAAAGAACGCAGCTCCTGAAGATGTTAAGAAATTAGAAATTACATTTGACTATCTAGAAAGTGGTTTAGATGAAGCATACAAGTTAGCTAATGCTAGGGCATTAACCTACGGTAGGCAATTTGTTGCAGAAAAAGGAACTAAAACTTTTTATGGATTAGATGATGCAGGTGCTTTCCCATTAGCTAAATTAAAAATACCTAAAGAATATATATTAGGTGGTGCAACAAATGTAACTAACTCTACATTGTTTACTAACTATATTGCACCTATTCTTCTTAGAAATAAATCACTAGACATAGAAGATATGAAACAAGTACAAGATGTATTAAACAAGAAAGGTGTTAATTTTGAAATAGCACAATTCGTTGATGTGTTGCTAGATTTAACAGAACCAAAGCTTGGTAGAAAAACATTAGATAATGGATTGCAATTAGCTGATGAGTTATACAATACAATATTTTTTGACTCATTAGAGGGGTTTATGCAACCTGAAAAAGTTACAAGCAAAGAGTTTAAAATATTACAAAATATAGATAAAGAATATTTTCTCTATCTAAAGCATAAGTTTGACCAAGGTATTGAATTAAAAAATATTCCTACTAAACAAGGTGTTCCTGCAGATTATCATCAAAGAGTTCAAGAATTATTATCAGGAACCTACAACATATATAAAGGTAATTTTCAGACGTTCAGAAGTAATATTTTTACTACAGATAATAAAACTATAGGAGAATGGTGGGACGGTACATTAGAGAAATACAAGATTATGCAAGATAGATTTGTAACACCTGAAATAGGACCTGCAGACCCAACTAACTTTAAGGATTTAAGTGCAATGTTTTTGATGCAGTTTAGTAAAGATTTAAGTGATGGATTGATACAAGACTTATACAATCAATCAAATATAGATAGAACATATGCATTAGAAATGCAAGAAATAACTTCTCATTTAAGAAAAGGAAATGGACTAGCAGATATTGCACAAATGTTTAACATACCTTTAACACCACAATTAGGTTCAGGTATTGGTAAAGACTTAACAATACGTGGTCCGGTAGGTTGGCAAATAGTACAACCTAGAGGTGAAGCAATACCAATGGGTCCACCTAAAGGTCCAAGTGACTTAGTGTTACGTGGTAAATTCTCTATGCTATATGACGATAGTAAACCTGCATTAGTTAAAGGTCCTAACTTTGGTGAAGGTGACCCATTTAGGAATGCATTTAGAGCACCACCATTTAAAAGAGTTAAACAACCTAGAGACTTTACTGTGTTAAAAAACATAGTAGATGCAACTAAAAATATAAGATACAGTAAAGCTAAGTATCAATATAATTTTGGTAGAGGTAAAGAACTTACGTTTTATACAGGTGGAGGACCGCAATCATCTGTAGTTCCTTACGAAAAAGTAAGTCCATTTAAAAGATATTTTAGAAATTTAAGAACACTTACAGAGTTACCATACTTCTATAACAAGCATGCAGGTAAAGGTGGACCAAGAGTATACGTTGGTTATTATCTTAGTCAACCTGTATATGCATCTGATACAGACCCTAGAGTTGTTAAACAACCAAAGATGAAAGCAGGATTTATACCTACAAAACCGGGAGTTACGTTAAACGCAGCAGAGTTTGAAGATTGGTATAGAACTACTAAATCAGCATACTTAAAACAAAACTTAGTGTACAAACCTGTTCGTGCTTATGGCAAACTTAACGCAACAGCTTTTGGTGCTGATATGCTATATGCAGTAAATGCTTATAATAAAGATACTGCAGGTATGTCTTATGATGAATTTATAGAACATGCATATACGCAACCCGGACAAGAAATGATACACAAGATTTTTTATCCTATACAAAAAATTATGGAAGCACCATTCAAAGCTAAAGAAAATTTAATGTCTAAACATTTAAAATTAAAACAAGATTTAGATAACGGTGTTATAAATCAAGCATATTATCTATCTGAAATGGATAGACTTAATCAATTATATACTGTAGCTGATTTAGGTACGTTTGCTGTAACACAAGTAGGTAGAGTGTTTGAAGGTTTTATGGAAGGTGTTCCACGTAATATTGGTAGACAAAGTGAAGAAGCTAGACAACAAGCAGAACTTATAGCAGAAAATTATAATGCAGGTTCAGAAGAAGAATGGTTAGCAAATATACAAAATAGATACACAGACCTAGCAAAGACTAAACATTTAACTTATAATTATGGAGACGATTATTATAGTCGTGGTAGAAGATTTATTAATAAACAGTTAAGGCAAATGAAAATGTTTAATAAAGATAAGAATGAAAGATTTGATGACCCTGAATATATATTAGAAAAACCAAAAGACATATACGAAATACCGGGAGGTCTTAAATGAATCAACCATTAATAGATGGAACAACAGGAGTACCAAGTGGTGACCCTAATATAGGTAAATTCGGCTATCACCCTGTATTAAGTAAAGTACCTAGCAATGCTGATAGTATCTTATACAAGAAAGGTAATACCTACTACATAGTATTTACACAACAAGTTGCAGGAGAAACAGTATCTGCTTTCTTTGAATACACAGACCCTAATGGTCCTAGCTTAGGTGATGAAGTTCAGCTACAAGACAATACAGGTGCTTTTGTACAAACATTAAAGATTTATGATGGCTCTGCATTATCAGATACTTTTATTGCTGAATCAATTAACTTAGGTAAGATGAATCAACTACCTCCTTCTTATTTAAATCAAAGAGGCTTTGACCCATTTGACTTAATGAATATACAAGCAGAAAAGTTTATGGCAAAATGGGGAGATTATTTAACAGAAGAATATGATGCAGTATTAGATATAGTATTTCAATCTGCAATACAAGGTATAGAAATAAATAGACAAGCTATACAAGATGCACTACCTATAGGTACAGAATTTAACTTTAGAATAATAGATTATACTAATGCAAAAATTACAGGACCGGGTGCTATGGCAGCTTGGGAACAATCGCAAAAAGAAGTATTAGATACTGTACTAGCAGATTATGCAGGTAACTTTGAGTTTGATAATCCTGATGTATATGAAAACCTAAAAGCTTTATGGACAGAAGGTAATGTGCAGAATGAAGCAGTATTAAGAAACATTGTAGAAAAAATGTTTATGGATAAAGACTTGGGTGCTGACTTTGATGAATACTTTGATAGCATTAAAGGAACTATATACGGTGTTAATAACCCTCTTACTTTAGAAGTTACTAAGAATAGAGCACTTGTTTCTGATGATATAGACAACATGATAGGTGGTAGAGCGGCAAAACAAATTAAAAATGATAAAAAGAAAATGCAAGCATGGCAATCTATGTATGATACAGAAGAAGGTAAAGCTAAAGTAAAAGATGAATTGCAATCCATATGGGACGCAGGTGCACCTGATGCATTAAAAGGTAGTAATGCATACACACAATTCTTGTACTTTAATGAGGCTATGTTAACTAACCAAGGTAAAAACATGGCTATAACGCATGAAGACTTTGATGGTTATAAGTATTTAAATTTTGGGGAAATGATGACAAAATCTAGAGGTGATGGTATGAAAGATGGTAATCAGTATACTAAGAATATAGTTAACGGATTACTAAGCAATAAGCTAGGTGACCCTAAGTTTGAGGAGAAATTTTAATGGCAGGTCCAATAACAAGTGATTTAGTAGACAGTTCATTTATATATACAGATACACCGGGTAGTCAATATGACACAGTAGTCTATCTTGTTGATAGTGACGGTAATCAAAGAACAGCAGGTAGTGACGAAGAATACAACAGTTTAGTTGATGAAGGATATGCAGCAGTAACTAAGGCAGCATACGATAGAACAACTACAGGTGTAGATAATAAAGGTACTAATATACTAACTGTTGATGAGTATCTAGCTAACAATCCACAATTAAAAGGACGTAGTGGTGCTAGAGAATTAGTAGAAGTATTTATTAATGAATGGATAAAAACAGGTTCTGCAGATTTAGCAGAGGATGCTATGTACGCTAGTCCTTTACTAGAACAAGCCTTTCCGGGTATTAAAGATGACCAAGGTATAGCTCTCTATACAATATCTGCATACACAGCACAAGAAAGAAACTATAACGTAGCTTTATCAGAGAAAGGTTTAAATCCTTTCTTGCCATTTTTACAAGAAAAAAAAGCAGACTTGTTTAAAAATCAAGTAGACCCTACTGAGTTTTCTGCAAGGCTAGAAGAAATAAGAAGTAATGTTTTAGATAATCCTAACAAAGAAGCAGTATTGGAACAGTACAATTCTTTCTTTGCAGCACAAGGTAAGAACATAGAAATGACAGATGAAGCTTTGTTCTTATTAGCAATTGCACCTGACGTAGATTCATTTTTATTAGATGAAAGATTTAAAATTGCTGACATAGGTGTAGAAGCATCATTAGCAGGATTTAATATATCAAAAGGTATAGCATTAGATTTGTATGATAGAGGGTATGACATGGCTAGAGCTACTGAATTATTTGCAGGTGCATCTACAGCACTAGCACAAGCAGCTCGTTCTGCTGCACAGGCACAAGGTATATCTACAGAAGTTACAAGTCAAATGTTTAGCATAGATGATTACTTGTCAGCATTTGTAGATATGGACGCAGATGCCATAACTACATTTACTAGAATAGGTGCTATGGGACAATCCCTTGGTACTACAGCAACAGGTGCAACTACTACAGAAACAGGACAAGTAGTTGGACTTATTGAAACATAGTGATATAATTACATTAATGCGTTGCGTGGTCCGCACATAGACCTGCATCCGATAGGTAGTCCTACGTTGCCTATTGTGTATTTAATACGTAGTGTTCAAACACCCCAATCATTCCCTAGCTATTGATTGTGTAATGGTGTATATGCTAGAGAAATACGGAGAATATATGGAAAACATTGACAATGACTTTACGGAAGAAACACCGAAGGGTCTAAGAGAACAATTGAAAAAAGAACAGGCAAGGCGTAAGGAAGCTGAGTCACAACTTGTTGGTTTAACTCTTGGTGAGTTAGGTTTAAAACAAGATGAAGGATTAGGTAAAGCTGTTACACAGTTATACGATGGTCCTATTGACAAAGAATCCATTAGTAAATTTGTGTCAGAAGAGTTTAATTATGTGCCAAACCAAGATGTGAGTGAAGCACCTGTAGAACAAGTGACCAAAGCACAACAAGTAAATACGTCCGAAGCTAGAGTTCAACAATTAAATCAAGTCGCAGGACATGTACAATCCACAAGTTTGGAAGACCAATTTGTAGATATTATAAATAACGGAAACCCCAAACAAACTATTGCCGCTAAATTAGCGATGATGGATAACATTAAACAACAAAACAAACAATAAACAAGGACGGTGAATTGATATGGCTGATATTTCGTTAACTAATAATACGATATACGCACAAAATATTAATAACTTTACGGGTGAATTGTTTAAAGTTGGAGGTCAAAGAACACCTTTACTTTCTGCTGTCGGTGGTTTGAATGGTGGTAAAGTATTAAACTCTACATATTGGCAAGTCCAAGTAGAGGACAATGCTACCATTTCTTCAGAACCTGACAAAGGAAAAGAAGGTCATACACCTACAGAATATCTTGGAAGAGATAGAGCAGCATACACATATGTAACTCAAATTTTCCATAAGGGTGTACAAATGACATACACAGCTTTAGCATCTACCGGAAATCAAAATCCTTTTGACTTGTCAGCAAACATTGTTAACTCCTCTGATGGAGATGGAACAACAACTGCAGCAGACAAGCTAGGACTTTTTGGTGGTAGCCCTATTAACGATGAGTTTGCGTTGCAACTCGAAAAAGCAATGGAAAAATTATCAAGAGAAGTTGAGTGGTTTGCATTCAACGGTTCTTTCTCAGACGGTGCAAATACAACACCGGGTGATGGAACTAGAGAAATGTACGGTATTGATGTTTGGATTACACTAAACAAAAATGCTAACAACTCTGCAGCAGTTAACCCATTAGGTGGTAACTGTTACTACAACGACACAAACGGAGACGGTTCAGGCTCTACACAAGTTATCAGTTTTAAAACTATTGCTGAGACTTTAAAGAGAATGTATGACAATCATGCACCAATGAAGCAACCTGTATTGTGTGTTAGCCCGCAGCAACTTCTAGACCTTAACAATGAACTTGTTAAAGGTACAGTTGATATAGCAGGAGCAATCATTCCTAGAGATAGAAATGTTGCAGGTATCGATGTTGATACAATCATAACCCCATTTGGTTCAATCGGAATGATGGTTATCGACCCTAACATCCTACCGGCTAATACTGCATTCATTTTGGACTTAGCTTACATACAACCTGTATTTACCAACATCCCCGGATTTGGTACAGTATTCGTACGTGACTTAGACCAAGACGCTAACGCTAGAATCGGTAAAGCAGTTTATATGGAGATGGGATTTGAATTTGGTCCTCCTTCATATCACGCAAAAATTCAAGCAGTAAGCTAAATTAATATTGAAGATTAGGGTGGATTTCCACCTCCACCCTTTTCTTCTGCTATGATAGGAATAATATGATACAATCAAAATTAGCTTTAATAGATGTTTCAGCAGATAACAACGATAGCTTAGGTGTTAAAACAGAAGGTATGTTATTATGTGGCGTACAATTTCCTGCAGCTATGACAGGCTCTGCAATTACATTTGATTTCTCAATGGACAATAGTACATGGATTGATGTTAAAGAAACTGATGGAACAGAAGTACAATACTCAGTTTCAGCAGGTGATGTTGTAAGAGTAGACCCTAGTGGTTGGGCTTTTGCTAGTAACGGATACCTTAGAGTTTCTTCAAATGGTACAGAAGCAGCAGACAGAGCGATAATATTACATTTTAGACACAGTTAGGAGATACTATGGGTATTCTCTTAATGATAAAAGAGGGTAGAAATCTTAATATAGAGAGTATACCTGACCAACCTTTAGAACCTTCGTTCCCTATTGTTGACCCTGATAATACAGGCAATGATGGTTGGTTTGGTACAGGTGCATTTGGTCAAGCAATTTTTGCAAGAAATTTATCTGAAGAAGGAGCAGCATAATGTCAACTACTATAAAGAATTTAATTGATAGAACTTATAGAGAATACTTAGAACCTAATGATGATTTAAATTCTTATACTGCATTAACTGCTGAGGTAAATGCCTCAGTTACAACAATACCTTTTAACCCTGCATTACTAACACAAGAAGAAGAAGACATGATGGATGCAGGTACAATCATAGAAATAGATACAGAGCTAATGATATGTACTGAAATAGATACAGTTAACAACCAAGTTACTGTTATACGAGGTGCAAGAGGTACTACTGCAGCAACACATACTGACGCTTCAATAATAAAGATAGCACCTGTGTTTACAAGAAAAGCAGTATTCGATGCAATTGTAGACCAAATAAATAATTTATTTCCTACGTTATTTGCAGTAGATACACAAAGTATTACAGCATCAGATGGATATTCTTTAATAGGAGATTTTAGTTCTCCGGGTACTCATAACTATATAGTGTCAATCATAGGTGCTATATCACAATATACAGATTTTAGTGCAGGTACAGATACTACAACAATTAACTTTAGTACAGTACCATCATCATTAATAGAATTACCTAACCCATTTACTTATACAGATAGTACAGGAACAGAAAGAACTATTACTTACACTACAGGTCCTAACGTTGTACACGCTGTGCAGTTTGCTAATGTGTCTGCAAATAAAACAGTACACGTTACTTTTAAAAAAAGATTTATAGAACCTACAGCAGAGACAGACACACTATCATCAATAGGTTTAGAAGATGAATATGTACCTATTATTATGACAGGTGTAGCTGCACAAATGGTAGCCGGTAGAGATATACCTGCTGCTACTTCTAGTTATATAACAGAAGCAATGGCAGCATCACAGTTTCCTGTAGGCAGTAGTAATAGCTTACGTAATTCATTGTTACAGTATCAACAATTGTTATTAAATCAGGCAAGAAAATATTTAAGAGCTAAGTATCCTGAATCAGTTGCTGTAGATGGATTGGTCTTTGGTATACAAGCATAATGGTAAGGCTAGCTACACAAGCTGAAGTTAGTAATCCTCATAGAAAAGGTTATGATTTTAGAATTGATGAACAGCTATATAGAGCTGCAGTTAATCCTGAGATAAATTTAACAATACAATCATCTGATGTAGAAACACAAGATATAAATTTACAACAAAACCCTGAAGACTTTACACGAAACCAAGGTCGTATATATTCTAGAAATAATTTTTCAGGTGGTAGCAACTTAGACATGGCACATACAAGAGGTAGTACAACTACAGATACACAAAGGTTTTGGGACAGTAATGGCATTGATGTGTTTACACAAAACAAAGGTGACAGATACACATTAAAGTTATTAAACAGTACAGCAAAAGTACAATCACTTAGTTCATCAGATGGTGATAATTATATGGCAGTAGTGGGTACTGATATATATGTTTCCGATGATGCAACATTATACAAATCAACAGACGCAGGATTAACATGGAGCACAGTAAGTCTAGGTTTAACTGCAGGTTATCAAATTAAAGGTTTAGCAGCACATGGAACTACACTATATATAGTAGCTAATAATGGTTCAGCAGGAGAAATAGAAACATGGGACGGAAGTACCTCAACACAAAAAGCAACTACAGGTGCTTTTGATGGTATATGGTCTGTTAAAGGTAAGTTTCTTGTATCTATAGGCACAGAGCTAAGAGAGTACGATGGTGCAACTACAGTATCATCTGCTGTTATTACGCTTCCAACAGGAGAAACATGGACAGATGCTGCAGATGTAGGTGCTGTAGTATTAGCTACATCATCAGATGGTAGGATACATTCTATTAAAGATGTGTCTGCTTCATTTGTATCTAGAGGTCAGACAGTTTTGTCACATGAAGAACCCGTATCTGTTATAGAAATACAAGGTCAAATATTTTATGGAACTACTGAGAATACAACTACTGCTAAAAAAGTTGGTAGGTTATATAGAGCACAGCTAGTAGTGGCAGATGATTTATATGTTTTAGCTAACGCAAGTTTAATAAAAGAATGGAACATAGATGGTGTAGATGCTACGCCTCATAAATTATTTGCTACTAGAGATTCTTTATACACAGGCATAAGAGAATCAGATGCTTCTTATTTGTATAGGTATTACTTACCTACTGCAGGTATAGCTAGAGATTTAAAGTTTGATTCAGCAGGTATAGTTAGAGGTATTGGTATTGTAAATGAAAAATTACATACTGCTGTACAACAACAAGGTACTTACTACCAAACATCTAACTACGTAGAAACAGGTTATCTTATATCTGCTGCTGCAGATTTTTTTACTGCAGAAAAGAAACAATGGGTAGAAGCACAAGTAGAGACAGAAGAATTATCAAACAGTTCTACGGTTCAATTGCACGTGTCAGATGATATAGATAGTTTAAGTTCAAGTACACATACCTCATGGGATAAAGTAATAGATATACAATCAGGTACAGGCACAACAGTTGCACAGGTAAGTGGTAAAGTATCTAGGTATGGTGTAATAAAATTAGTAATGACTTCAACAGGTGTTACTAATACACCACAAGTGAACGCTGTATCTTATCGTGCGTTAGCAAGACCTGAACTTGTAGTTGTACAAATACCTGTAAACCTAAGCGATAGAGTAGAAAGACCTATGAGAAAACCTTTTACTGTTAAAAACTTAGGTGAAACTATATATCAGCAATTAAAAAAGAAAGAAGGTACACCTGTAACATTAGAAATATATGAACCTGCAGAAGTAATAAGAGGAGTAGTAGAACAAATTACTTATCCTGTTACATCAATAACAGAAGTTGGTAGTGTAACTCAGTATGGTATAATTACTATACGAGGGACAAGACAGGAAGTTTATGGTACAGTTACTTCAGGAAATGCATTAGCAATAAATGCATTTGGTATTATGAGATTTGGATAAATAAGGTATAATAAAATAAAATGACAGCACAAGAAACAAACTTAGTAAACGCATTTGAAACTACTTTAGCTGCACAGTTAGCTAGTGGTGGTACATCAATGAACTTAACAGACGACCCCGGAATAGATTCCAAAGCATATTTTGTAATAGACCCTGACAGCGACAGCAATAGAGAAGTTGTGTTGTGGTCATCAGGTACTAACCACGCTGCTGCTACAGTAACAAGAGACGTAGACTCTAAGCATGACCCTGACCCTACACATGCAGCAGGAACAAAAGTAAGATTAGCTGTAGTTAAACAACACATAGAAGATGTACATGACAGAATAGAAGACATAGCTTTAACAGGTGACGTAACAGGTACATTAGCATCAGCTACACAAGATATAGCTACAACAATTGCTGCAGGTGCAGTAGATTTTGCCATGATAAATCAAACAGATTTAATTACACAATCAGAAACTATTACGTCTAACGATAGTGATACAAAGATACCTACAACAGCAGCAGTTAAGAACTATGTTGATGCAGAAACAGCTACCCTAACAAATAAAACTTTAGGTGCTACTACATTATCAGGAACAGTAACAGGTGGTGACCAAGAAGTAAATGCTGTTGTACTTAAAGACTATGCAGAAACAGATGTAGCTGTAACTTCTGCAACAACACTAGCAATAAACTTAGCAAATGGTAATACAGGTACTGTAACATTAGCACACAATGTAACCGATATAGATTTTACAAATGTACCAACAAATGGTACATCTACATTTACATTAAAAGTAACACAAGATGGCACAGGTTCAAGAACTTTATCTCTTGGTAAAGTAACTGTTAATGGTGGTTCAGAAGCAGTTGCTTTAACTGCAGGTAATGCAGGTGTAACTTTATCTACTGCTGCTAACTCTGTTGACTTAGTTACATTTTTATTTTTTGATGAAGGTAATCCTTTAGTTAACGCATTATTAGATTTCAAAAATAGTTAGGAGTTCATATGCCGTTAGGTGCAGCAAGATTTGGATTTCAATCAGGTGAAAGTTTTATAGAAGCCACAGGTGGTAATGCTATAAACACATACACCGAAAGTGGTGTTAATTACAAAGCACATGTATTTACATCTTCAGGTAACTTTGTTGTATCTAGTTTAGGTTCAGATGGTGCTACTCAAATACTTCTTGTTGCAGGTGGAGGTAGTGCAGGTGGTGGTAATGATGACCCTCAATCAGGAGGAGGTGGAGGTGCAGGTGCGTATGTTATAGACACCTTAACTCTTTCTTCAGTAGGAACATATCCAATAGTAATTGGTGGAGGTGGAGCACAAGTTTCCCATACACAAGAAGGTAATCAAGGTAGTGCTAGTCAAATACAAGCTATTGGTGGAGGTTCAAATTTAAAACAAGGTAATGGCGGAGGTCGTGGTGGTGCTGCAGGAAGTCCGGGTGGTGGTTCAGGAAATCCTAATGGAGGCTCAGGCGGTGGTGCTTCAGGCAATCAGTCATCAGGAGGTGGTTCTAGTGGTACAAATGGAAACAACGGTGGCGGTGGAGACGGTGGCGACCGAGCCGGTGGCGGTGGCGGTGCAGGTGAAGCAGGTAACACAGATGGTCAAGGTGAAGGTGGTGATGGTTTGAGTAACACATATAAAGATGGCTCAACAGATTTTTACGCAGGTGGCGGTGGCGGAGGTCGTGATGGTGGCTCTGGTGGCGGTACAGGTGGTGGCGGTAATGGTACAGATGGTGAGAGTCCTGTTGCAGGAACGTCTAACACAGGCGGTGGTGGCGGTGGAGCTAAAGGAGCTCACGTTGGTCGTGCAGGTGGTTCAGGTATAGTTGTTATAAGGTATGCGGTAGCATAATGGCACATTTTGCAAAGATAGAAGAAGGTTTAGTTACAGAAGTTATTGTCGTAGATAACTCTGATATAACAGATAGTAATGGAGATGAACAAGAAAGTTTAGGAATAGATTTTATAAACAACACATTAAATCAAAGTGGTGATTGGAAACAAACAAGTTATAATACATTTGGTAATGCACATTACAATGAAGGAACACCTTTAAGAGGAAACTATGCAGGTATAGGTTTTACATACGATAGTACTAATGATGTATTTTATGGACCTGACCCTTCTACAGAGGCACAATCTTTTACACTAAATACCTCAACATGGTTATGGGAAAAAGACTAATCATCTGATATAATCCGATTTATGGATTTACTCATAAACTTATTTTTAATTGTTTTAGTTATAGAAAACTATGGTAATCTATATAAATTTCTGACAGGTAAATCACAGAAAGCACCTTACTATCATAAGAAAAAAGACCCTTGGAATTGGCAAGATGATTGGGATAGAGATGACATCTTATAACGGCAACGGTTTTACACAGAAAGAAATGTTAAATTTAATATTGGAAGGGCAACAAGATATAAACAAACGCATAGATGAGTTACACGAAAAAGTTAATCAAAAAATATCAAGACAAGAGTTATCAGGTTGGTTAGTTGCAATCTCGGCATTGGTGGTGTTAATCAATAACTTAATGTGAAAAAGTTATTAGCTCTTGTAGCCGCAGTTTTATTGATAGCTACTCCTGTATATGCATATCATACTGAAACACAAACACCTTATGGTATAACTAATACATTAAACAATAATGGTAGCATTACAGTAAGTTGGCAAGAAAGTGATGGCTTTGAAGATAATCCACCTGAGTATTACATAGTTTATATTGGACTTACTGAAACTGCTGATGATGTATCAGAACAAACAGAGTTTGGTTTTACAGAAGCACTATCTTGGCAAACTTTTACATTTACAGCAGAATATTTATATAACGAATTGTCTGTAGATAATCAAAAAATATATGCAAAAGTAAAAGCATTTCACGATACAAATGGTACAACTAGCGACTTTACTTCAGTAGAAAGTGTATTATATAATTATGATTATGTTCCTAATAACACGCCACCTAGTACGACAACAACTAGCACAACCCTCCCCAAAGCAGAAGATGTCGTTGAAGATAATATTACAACGTATTTGGCGTGGGATGAATACGGCTGTGAACACCCAAGTAACCCTTTATCGTATAAACAATATTTGGAAGCGATAGAAAGTGGAGATTGGTTTGGTTTTCAAAATGGTGATTGCTCTGACATACCTGATGTCATTACTATTATTGTCGAAGAAGAAGAGAATATAGATGAGTTGGACGAAGAAATATTACGAGATGACGACCTCGGAGAAGAAACAATTCAAGAAGAAAATGAGGAGGTTGAACTCACAGATGAAAATACTAGACCAAGAAATGAAGAAGTTAAACTCACAGAAGAAGAAATAGCTGCTATTGAAGCAGAGATTGCTGCTGAAGAAGAGCGTTTAATTCAAGAACAGATAGATGCTGAGGAAGAATTACTTATATTAGAAGAGCTTGAGAATAGCACTATTGACCTTGAGAAATTATCTGAAGAAGAACTAGAAGAGTTTGTAGATGTCATACAAGAAATAGAAGACACTCTTGAAATCATAGAAATAGTAGAGGAAATAATTGAACTAGATATACCTGATGATATAATCATAGTCATAGAAGAGGAGGTAATAGAAGATGAGCCTATTGTTGTGGTGGAAGATACAGAAGTGGCTGAGGAAATTTTGGTTGAGCCAATACAGGAAGATGTTAAGAAAGAACCTATAGAACTAACCGAAGAAGAGGTAGTCGAAGAAGTAGCTGAAATTGTAGAAGTTATAGATATACCTATAGTAGAAGAAGATGCTACTGAAGAAGAGATAGCCGAAGTCATAGAGGAATATGTAGAGGAACTAGAGACAGAAGAAGTCATAGAAGTTCTTGAAGAAGTAAATGACGTAGGTGTACAGCAACTAGAAACTGTATCAGAAGAGGTTCAAGAAGTTATACAAGCAGTAGTAGAAGAGGCTATAGAAAATGTTGAAGAGCTTACAGAGGAACAGGTTGAGGTTGTTGCTGAGGTACTACAAGTTGAAACTAAAGATGTTGCTATCGTTGCAGAAGCAATTAAATCAGATGAAGTAGTAGCTGAAGCAGTAGAAGAATACGTAGAACGTGCAGTAAAAAATACAGATGTAGAAAACTATACACTTGCTGACGTAGTAACAGAGGTACAGTTTGAAACATTTATTGAAAATCCTATAGAAGTTTTGGTGGATATAGATATACAAGAAATAAACCTTACGAGTATTGGTAATGATATGACCCAAGACCAAAAAGAAAAAGCACAAGAAGTTGTAGTGCCTGTTATTCTGACTAGAATAGCTAGTATGGCAGCTTTTGTATTTAGGAGAAGTTAATGCTAAAAAAATTATGGCAATGGATAGTTGAAGCAATTAAAGAAACGCTTAATTTAAGTTGGACTTTAGTTGGTTTAGTAATTGCAACCTTAACACTTACAGGTTCTGCCCAACAAGTAACAGGTTTAGCTACCGTTATTACATTAGGTATATGGTTGCTAACAATAGGATTTAGAAAAGAAAAACAAGATAAACAAAAAGGAAAAGTGAGCAAATAATGGAATGTTGTGGTGGTGGATGTTGTGGGGGTAAGTAACTGTCACACATACACTAATGATAAAGGCACTCACATAAGCATATGTGATTGCAAGAATGGAGGTTTAGGTGAAACTCACAGTTGTTAGAACACAATTTGGTAAGGATGCAACAAATGGAATGTTGTTTATTGATGGTTTATTTGAGTGTTATACATTAGAAGACCAATACCAAGCAGTAAAAGTTATGCATGAAACCTGCATACCTGAAGGAACATACGACATAAAGTTTAGAACTGTCGGTGGTTTCCATACAAAGTATAAAGAAAGATATGGTAATGCACATTATGGTATGTTACATTTACAAGATGTACCTAACTTTACCTACATACTAATACACGCAGGTAATACCGATGAGCATACTTCAGGTTGTCTTATTGTCGGAGAAACTCAACAAGACTTAGACATAAGTGATGACGGGTTTATAGGACATAGTGGCAAGGCATACACAAAGCTATACAATAAAGTAGCAAAAGATTTGTTACTTGGAAAGTCAGTATCAATAGAGTACACAACTATAACTAAGTTATTAGAGAAGCCATTATCAAATGCATCAACAGATGATGTCGTTTTGTCAAGGACCGTTATGGAAAAACTTGAAGAGATTAATGGGAATGTACTAACAGTAGATGCTAGAATTAAGGGAAGGTTAATAACATAATGTTTATAAGAAGTAAACGTGCAAGAAATCAAGATGGTACATTCAAGAAGGATGTCAGGTGGACACCTTGGTCTGAATCATGGGAGTATAAAATGAGCGAAGACCTTAAAGATATGTTAGAGCGTACAGCTTGGACATTTGTAGAGGCGTTCATCGGTGCTTTGACAGTTGCACCTCTCGTTGGTGTAGAAGCTGAAACATTACAGCTTGCTGCATTAGCAGGTGGTGGTGCAGCATTAGCAGTTATTAAAACATATGCTAAGAAACAAATATCCGGTGGCACTCAGAAAGCGAGTAAGTAAATGCCACACGGTAAAGGTAAAAATTCTTTAGTTGCTAACATACATAGGCGTAAAGTGCAAGGCAAAAGCCGTAGCAAAAAGAATACCACTATAAGCAAGAAGGCTTACAATCAAATGAAACGTGGTTGGAAGTAATGACAGTAACTTACAGAGGTGAAAAGTTTTCAGGTTACAACAAACCTAAAGCTACACCTTCGCACAAATCTAAATCACATGCTGTATTAGCTAAGTCAGGTAATCAGGTTAAGTTGATTAGATTTGGGCAGAAAGGCGTTAAGGGTAGTCCTAAAGGTACAAAAAGAAACAAAGCTTTTAGGGCTAGACACGCTGCGAATATCAAGAAAGGTAAGATGTCGGCTGCATATTGGGCAGCTAAGACTAAGTGGTAGAACGTCTAAATTGTAAGACGTGTGGAAAACTATTAAAAATACAAAGACGAATTAAAAAGTGTGTTAATCTAGGTTGTATAGATTACAATAAAATAAAAAGGAGACAACGTGCCAATAACAAAAAAAGGTATGAAGAAAGGTTATAAAGGTGGGAAACGTGGTGGAAAAAAAAGAAGATACTAATATATTTAAAAGCCCATCATCATTAAAACGATGGGCTTTAGATTTATCAGATAGTTGTGGTAGTGTAATAGCTAACAAACCTTATAATATGGAACAAGTTCAAAAACTTATTGATAAGTTTGTTAACGATTACAACGTTAACTTAAAACCTACCACAAAGATTACGGAGCTTTAGCTTCTTTAAGTTTATCAATCCATTGACTAGCAATTTTCTTAGTCATCTGTCCTGTATTAACAAGAGCTTTAGCTTCTTGTGCTACTAACTCTGCAGCACCACCTTTATCTATACACTCATTGATAAGTGTGTCCATAAAGTTAGCTTGTGGTTCGCTCATTGGGTCGTTCTCCCATGCACCACTTGGTATGTCTGCCATTTCATCTCCTTCTTTTAATGTAAAGACACTTCCGACTTTTTCTTCTACGGTTTTATCTTCCCATGGTTTCATCTTGCTTCCTTCTTCTTTGTATTTCATTACAAACTTTTCAGCTTCATCTAAGAATTTACCTTGTGTACCTGTGTCCCATGACTCTATGTCCTTGGTTGCACCGCCAATAGTTACTTTGTTATATGCAAATTCATATGTTGTTTTAGCAAACTCTTTGTTTTCATTACACATATTAAACACTAAGTTCTTCATGTTTGTTTGCACTCTAAGTTCTTTTACAGGTTTAGAAGGGGCAGTCTTCAATGGTGGTTTTTTTTTAGTGTCTTGTGTCTTACTCATTTCCTGTTGGGAAGGTCTCTTTTTATTACTACCTTGATACTTCCAATTAGCTAACGCTCTACCAATAGCAGAGGTTTCGCAGTTCTCTACCCATGCGTCTTTGTTAGCAAAGCCACCTTGACCTTGTGTCTCTTGTGCTATACCTGTAGCAACAAGATTGCCTTCATCATTTTGTATGTGTGCTTTAATGGTTACACAACTACCATCATCTGTTATATGTACTACATCTGTTGTAATACAACCATTTGGATTATCTTTCCAAAAAGCTTTTAATCTATCTTCGACTAATTCATAGTCATCTAAATTGAATTTCATAGTTCCCTTCCTTATTAAAGTTTAACTTATCTTTACACGTTTCATAGTAACGTAGTTAACTTTGTTATAGTTTATGCACATCATGTTCTTACAAATTAGATGACCATGCAGAGTGGTTTTAGTCCACCCGCAACTCGCACATATTGTATCTGATGTACACATGTCTCTTTCATGATAGCAGGTTATTCCAAGTTGACAAGGTATTCAGCAGTAACACCTTTGTCAGGTTTAACAAATAGACAAAACTGTGAAGGTCTACCCATAGATGCTAGCTGTTCTTGTGCAAATGTATTGTAGCTTTCGGTACTACCATTACACCAAAATCTAATATCATTAATGTATTGTGTGTTGGGTGTGTGAAAGTGTCCTGCTACTGCGTAATCAAAGTCTTCCATAAGTCCTTGACTTGCTAATGTTTTCCAACCCTGTATCTTTTTACCAAATCCATACCATGGAAACCCTGCGAATCCACGTACTTGGTCACCATGAAACATAAAAAACCTAGACTTCTTACCCAAATCAGCTACTGTATACCACGCTTTCTCACCTTTTTTGTACGCTAAATGAAACTTTAACCTCGGCTCATTAACAAATATTTGTTTAAGTATGTTACCTAACATAGCATCTGCATTTGTTTCAGGGTGCATGTCTTTACGACTTCTACCACCTAATGCACCATGATTACCTATAACCCAATGACACTCTACTTCATCAAAGTGTTGTAACAATCTATTAAAAAAACCATGCAAGATACGTGGTCCATCAACTGTAACCTGTGCGTATAAAGAACTATCTATTAAGTGTGCTTGTCCGGGAAATATTAATTCACCTTCTACTATGTCGCCTAATGCTAAGACAACACACTTCTTAACCGTATGACTAGCACGTTGTATGTCTGCTATATCGCATATCTTATCTGCATATCTAAGCACACGTTCCTCTGCAACGGCAGTAGAATATGTTGGTGTAACCTTTGCTAGTTGTATATCACTTAGTAAAGGAACACAAATCTCTTCATGTTTAGTTTTCTTTTTACTCTTGGTGGGAGGTTTCACAGGGCGTAAATCTAATTCTGCTATATTGGTTTGTATAGCTTCGTTCATAGCATCAATCAAATCTAGTTTCTTGTCTTTCAACCTATCTATTTGCTTACGTTGTTTCTCAATTATCTTTTTAAGTTCATCAACTTTTTCACTTGTCGCCTCTGCGATTAAATCTACTAACTCGTCTTTACTTTTTTTGACCATTTGCTTATCGTACTTTCATCTACTTTAGTTCCAAAGTTTTCTCTAAGGATTGTTGTTACTACACTAGGAGATATGTCTTTTCCTAATTTGATTTGTTTTTCAAGCTCATCTATGAAGTCTTTAGCATCATCATTTAATCGTGCGTAAAAGGTTTTGTTAAGACTACCAACTGTTGCACGTTCTATGAGTTCATTGATTTCATGGTTGTCCATGTGTTCATGATAGCAGGATATCGCACACGAGGGCGATTAAAAAAAAAATAAAAACATATCGCCTGTGCGATACAAAAGAAATAAAAAACCCCCTCGCGAAAGAGACCAAAAAAAAAGGTGCAGTATCGTTTGCACGATACCACACCTTCTTATGTAGCTAGACTAAGCGAGACAAGTCTAGCCACTTAGACTTATCTATTGCGTATAGTCTTAGCAAATTCTTTCGCCTCATGTATGTCTTGTAAGATAACTATGTCATGCTTACGACACAATTCCTCACAATAGTCTCTTAGTTCATCACTATACACGTAGGAATTTTTCCCATTACTGCTGTAAGCTACCACTTCCATGTCGCTTACAAGCATACGTGGTTTTGGTTGTGATGCTAACCATAGTATTGCAGGTACATCTACAAAGTTTTCACCATATCCACGAGAGCGTATGAACGTATCATCATAGTTCTCAATGGTGCGTTGGTTTTTAGCAAACACTTCAATAACACCTTCAGGTAAGTTATTGTTTCTAGCGTAAGTTTCGCCAACACCTGCATATCCTACTATTGATGAAGCAGGTAACAATGATATGACTTCCTCAATGTCTTGTGCATTGAAGTGCATACTACCACTACAATCTATGGCTACTGTACCACCTTTGAGACTTTGGCGTTTTCTAGCAAACACATGCTTGTCAGTAACCCACCTGTTAATGTACTTAGGTACTGCACCTACATCACTAGGTCTGTTTCTACGCACACGTAAAGCACCTGCTAAGTCTTTGGTAAGAGTACCATTTAGAAATGTAGCATTTGCCCACCTGTGCCTACCTGCACTAACCTGTATATCGGTGTCTTTTCTAGTAAGTTCCTCAACTGCATTATCAATTTGTGTCATGATGTTGTCAGCTTTGTAATGCTTGGGTACAAATTCTTCACCTTCCATGTTCTCAATGGTTTTAGGCAGAAGTTTTCCATACTCATCAAAGCTACCTTCACACAAGGACTGATACAACGCAGCAAGTTGCTTTACATGCTTGTTGTATTTAGCTAACCCTCTAGGTACAACTGTGTTGTAAGGTATAACTCTCCATTGATACCTATGAACAACATCAATTACTTCTCGTATATTGATTAACCTTCTAAGTATCTCTGCATATTCCAATCCACCCATACCTGTGTGTAAAAATTCTAAAACTTCTACACAATGTAATGGTTGTCTTAGTACGCCAATGGAATACTTTACATCTGTGTGATTCATTACTTTCCACAATATCTCAACTTCAGTTGGTGTCCATCTTGAAGTGAGAGGTTTTTCTAAATACTTCCTCTTGACACTCAAGTATCCGTTAATGTCATGGTCAGTAGTTTGCTTATCACTATCGTCATAGTCTTGTGCATTTCGCAAACAATCAATCAACGCATCTAAGTATTCAATAAAGTTATTACTATCCCTGTACATAGTAAGAGACAATATTTGTCCTACTTGTTGTACAGGTGTATTCTCATACTGTAACCAAGCATGTACTGATTGCATGATAATGTCATAGCAAATGTATTCTTTTGCATTTACTTTACGTGGAACATTACCACGACTATTGTAATTCCAAGTCCAAGTGCCTTGTTCCTTACGCTCTTGCATGAGCTTATCATGTTCTTTCCTAGCTTCTTTGTTAGCTAGATTGTACTCAGCACGATACCATCTGTGCATAGCGTAAGCACGTTCCAAGTATTCTTTCTGTATCATCGATGTTCCTTGAAACTTAGGCAAAGGAAACATTTCTTTGTACATTACATGAGTACGAATTGTCCTAGCATGATTAACTCTAGGTTTATCAGCATTTACCTTTGGTACGGAATAATGAGAAATCTTTCTACTATTTTCCTCATCACGTTTCTGTACTTTGTTAATCAATTTGTTGTAAGGCTCAAAGAACTCTATGAGTTCTGTTATGCTAATGAGATTGCAATCACAATGTTCATCATCTATCGTAACTGCAGTAGCTTTCTTACGATTGATACTAGGTTTGTTCTGACCTAGAGTTACTTGATACTCTTGTTTGTCAAGTATCTCAGGGTACAACATGCCTTGTACTTTGCGTGATTTACTCATCTTTCGCATTTGATTGTTCTAGTGCATCAAGTATGTCTTTGTATCTGTCTTGAAACACAACTCTTGCACTATCTTCTTCGCTCATGAACTTAGTCAATCTGTTGAACTCTGCCCATGAACGTATGCTTGTACGTCTATCACTATCTGTAATGAGAGACATAGCTTCACATACATCACGATACTTCTTAGGTATCTTTTTCAATGCAGAAGGGTGTATCTTATCAATGTTAATCTTGATAGGAAACCTATCTGCTAGTGCATCAGGTAGTGTATCAGGTTGTCCGTTCATGGTTGCTACAACATTAAAGTCCTTCTTAGGTTTAACAAAGTCTTGTTCTCTGTTAGGTAATGTCATACCTGCGAACTCTTTGTCATCTAAGATACTATACAAAAATGTAAGCACATCACTAGATGCGTGGTCAATCTCATTGACAACAAATCTAGCACCCTTCAACCATGCATTGATTGCTGTACCATGTAGCCAAGACATACTACCATTGTCATTTGGTATGAAATGTCCTCGCAATTCCATAGCACTTCCGTCCTCAGTTAGCGTAGTTGATACTACTTCCTGCTTGTCTTGTAAGTTGTAAAGTGTTGCTTGGTATGACTTACCTGTACCCGGTACGCCATAGAGTAACACTCTATCTGCATTGCCGATAACTTGTTCGGCTAATTCCCAACATGTTTTTTCCACGTTGTCCTCGCTTTCTTGTTATGTTATTCTTCCTCTGCTTTGTCGAGGTAAGATGTTATGTTGTCTAGCATTTCCTTAGTAACTTCATCTAAGTCCATGCTGTCATAGTCTGTTGCTAGTGCATAAGCAATAGGTGTGTTAGGTAAGCTTTCAAATGTAGATAATGGTATATCCACTTTGACATTAACTGTCTTTACCTTATTACCTGCACCTGTTTGGTCTAGCAGTACGCACTCCCATATAGTTCTCATATGTACTTCACAAGGCACACCTTCTCTGTGCATGTGTTTCATATACATTTTGAGATATGCAGGAAAACGTCTATCAACATCTACAAAGAATTGTTCTGTGAGTTGTTGATTGTAACTGTTCTCAATCGCTTGGTCGTTGAGAACTTTGAGAACATCTATTGTAATAGCAATACGTTTGCTATCTACCATAGTCAAGTCCTCGCCTTCTACGAACATGTCATCACTAAAGTTAGACATTAGCACCTTCCTTCTGTATTATGTTTTTGTACGCAAGACTTTGTGTATAAGCAATAGGTTGCTTAGTAAGTCTAAACGTAAATTTACTATTGCCTTCGTTAGTAGTTTCAATACGCCAACCTTTCTTACGTAAGTCGTGTATCACACCACCATATCTAGTGCAACGTAAATCAAATACGAACTCACCATTTGTTATTGGTTTGTTCTGCTTACGACTAATCAACAATGCCCATGCGATTAGTTGTGATTTACTTGTTATGTAGTCAGGTACTTTCATACCTCTGAATTTCTTGACTAGCTTTTTTGTAGCCATGTTATTCATCTCCTTCCGTGTCTTGTTCCATTTTCATGGCTTTAGACACTTTGTCTGTTATTTCTTCCATTTCTTGTGCTGTCATAGCAAACATAGCTGTATGATGACCTTCCTCAAAAGCTATGATGCTTGTGATTTCAGGTATGTTCATCTTAGTTATGTTCTTAGCACCTTTGTCTGTGCTTTCTGCTATGTCCATAAACATATCCATGTTTGTCATGGTTAAGTTTGCAATACATTGATGCAATCTTTCCATGTCGGTTATGTCTGCATCAAAGCCTAGCTTGTCTGCAATTTCTTGTGGAACATCTCCTGTATGTAAGTCATGGTAAAGCTGTCCTATTAAGTCAAACCCTTTAGCAATAGCATCTATATACGCCATTTGTGCAGCAGTTTGACTCACACGTGTGATAGCTTCTTGTAATGAACTAGCATTGACTTTGAAATTCATGTGTGTAAATTTCTTTATGAAACTATCCATGTCCTCATCTGTCAATTCAGGTATGTTATTTTTTCTGTTGTTGATTACTTTCTCAACATGCAATCCTTGAAAACCAACCATGACCATGTAGTCTTTAGGTGGTTTCTCAGCTATGTATGTCATGCTGTTAAGTTGTTTGCCGACTAGATTTCCCATCTCATCTGTCATTATTCTTCCTCCGTTTTTATGTCTTGCAAATAGTTTTCAATGTCGTTATGCATCTTCTTAGCGACCTCGTCCTCTGCAAGAACTTTGGTTTGCATTACATCTTTACGTGTAATGACTAATCCGTCTATGTCAAAGTCATCATGTTGTATTCCATGTTGCTTAAACACACGTTCGGCTTGTTCATACTTGCCTTCGCTTACCAACTGTGCAATCTTCGCACTCATATCACCAAACGAATTAAGTATGTCTGCTTGAATAAAGTTTCTACCTAGTTCAAGTGCTTTGGTTGTTGCCTCAGCAAATGATTTTGCTTTGATAACAATCTCTTGAACGGGTGGCTCTTTGTAACCAATGGTTATGTGAGCTTGATACTCTTTCAACTTTCTAGGATTTGTAGAGCTTTCGTTTATAGCACCATTGTCTCCTTGTGTGTTGCGTTCTCTCACAACATCACCTCGCTTTCTGTCTCTTCTTCTGTTCTACAACAACCACAAATTACTTTACGTTCAAAGTATTCGGGGTAGTTGTTCTTCATTTTTTGAAAACATGAACCACATAATGCGTAGCCACCACTGATTTGTTGCCCTGCATTTGCATCACGTTTCGCCTCATCAATGTCATCTATCGTACAAGTTAGATTAATTGGTTGAGTAGCATCAATACTAGAACTACAAGCCATATCACATATCCATAAGTCATCAGGTATATCGCTATCTACTAGCTGTGATATGAACGCAAATCCTAGTTCCTCTGCTTGTTTTTTACCTTGTGCATAGTGCATGTGTGCTTGTATTCTTGCAACTTGCCTATGCTTAATTGGGTTAGGTATTACTAACCACGCCTCATACATCTGTTATCTCCTCTCTAAATGGGGATAGTGCATACATCTTTGGTTTGTGTCCTGTTAGCTGTTCAAACTGTTCGTGATTGTTAGCCAACATCACTATCTTATCAACGATATCTATCGCTTGTTCTTTGGTTGTCTCAGCAGTAAAGCTAAACTCTACTACCAATTCGTTCTCATCTGTTCTGTGTCCGTGTTGAACGAACTCATACACTTCAGCACTCATCACAATGTCCTTTCGTAGCTTGTGCTATCACTTTGCCTATGGGTTTAGATACATCAACTTGGTCAATGTTTAGGCTTATCACGTTCTTGTCATGCCTTCTGCACCATACTTGTATTCCTGTTGGTGTAAATCCTACTTCGTTCTTTTGAAACTCAGCAGGTGATACACTTCTTGTAGTCTGCGACCAATCAAACATACACTCTCTA